GATTCAACGTCTGGGAAACCGTGCTCAGACGCAACTTCAATATCCAAAGTAACAAGCTTAATTTGAGATATGTCAAACTTGACTTCATCCTCTGGGTATTTCTCTGAAATATATTGGTAAATATACCTGTCATTCCCATATATCTCAAAGTTCTCAATACCATCATACTTCTTATAGAAGTCACGGCAATCTCTAACTGTGCCTGGATTAATTTCTTCAACTGCTTCCCCACTCAACGTTTTATATTTAGTATTCTTTTTAGATTTAACAAATAAAGTAGGAAAGAACTCATCCCTATGCTGATACCTCTTTCCATTCTCAACTCCACGAACCAAAAACTGATTCCCAATCAATTGAACATTAGTATAGAAACGCATTATTTAAGAAGATTCAGTCGGTAATGTAGGTTTAACGTGTAGAATTGGTTTAAGAAGGTTTTCATATTTCTCAACCAAAGTAGGTTTAGGATCCACAAGAGTTAGTATCTTATCAGATGATAACATAAATTCATTCTGATTGGTACTATCAACCAACCACGGAGAAAGAGTATTATTCTCTCCCACAACCATTGGTTCAATCAACCTACAATCAGGTTCTCCTGGAACTGCTGCTGGAGCTTCCTCAATCTGTGAGACCAGTTTTAGGTTGTTCGTCAGAACTATCAGTTGAATCTGTCGTTTTTCCATCGTTTAATACATCCTTTTCGTACATTTCTTGAACTTTTTCAACTGGAGTTACCATAGTAACAACCCAGTCAATAGTGACGGGAATAGTTTTTTCCCTTGCTACAGGCACCCAAGGATGCATTCTTATGGATACAGATTTCTCTTCTTCAGTAGAAGGTTGATCTGAAGCCTTTAACTTAATAACACATGGATTATTAAGTAAATACCCAAAGACCTGTTGCTCTGCACCATACATCTCTTGAACATCAGCAATGACATCCTCACCTGATTTTAAAACCAAGACTTTAATTGCCATAATTTATTCATACCTCCAGATACTATAGCAAAGAAAAAGCACCTTGTCAATTGACAAGGTGCTGATCCATCTCGAACTCAATTATATTTATAACCAGTCTTTACGAGCATGATGATCTGGAACAATCTTACCTACTGTAACAGTAAGCAATCCATCTTCAAATTCAACTTTCTGCACCTCTGTATCATCAGAGATACCCCATGATCTTTCAAAGGATCTTTGAGCAAGACCTTTAAAGACTAATTGATCTTTATCTTCTTTCTCTTCTTTCTTACCCTCAACTTTTAATTTACCAAACTCAGTGTAAACTTTAACTTCTTTCTTTTTGAATCCAGCAAGAGCAACCTCAAGTCTGGTTTCTACGTTGTTTACCTGAACTATGTTATAGGGTGGATAGTTCTCTGTTCTTGTATCGTTCCAAAAACGATTAAGATAATCATCAAGACCAATACTATTTCTCTGAATTCTTTCCATCAATTCAGGAAGATTGGCAGCATGATACCTTTGAAGGTTAGTCATAATAGGCTCCTTATAAAGCGAGTTTTATTGTGTGGATCCTTTCGGCATCCAATACTAATTATATCACTCAGTTATAATTACCTTTTCGGTTAACTTGATAAGTTTGGTTCGGGTTTCCTCCCAACTATTAACAGGATGCGGATAACCGCCCATTTTCTTTACTGCTTCCCCTAAAGAATAATCATTACCACCTTCTTTCATTCTGTCACCAAAGAAGTGCAACTCATCATCTTCATTAAAGTCTCTTAATATCTGACTCTTATCAGCACCTTTAGGGCCAATATCAATACCAGTTTGGCCACCAAGTGCTACAGTTAAATCAGGAAAGTTGTATAGAAGTCTGCTGGCAATATACTCCCTTTCACCATGTATATTATCCCAACTAATATATTCTTTCCTACCCTTCATTGGGTTAGAATCTCTACCCAAAATACTAAAGTTAACTCCACCAGGTCTTCTCTCAATATGATTTCCATTACGTAAAGGAAAATCACTGAATACTAACTCATCATTTAGATGCATCTCTACATCTTTGGGTAACTCCCAATCATCCCTATAAACATTTTTATCTTTCTCATAAGCATCAGATCCAGAACAATTATATACACGTTTAGCAGTGTAGCATATATCCAATCCCAACTGCTCCAATGTCTTCTGCCTATCACTACCAGTGACAAGATAGACATCGTGATTACGACAGAATATTAGAAAGGGAGCCCAGAATTCGTGCTCAATCTTTTTGCGACTAGGAGTTAGTGTCCCATCAACGTCAAATATAAATTTTTTCAATTATTCTGTATCCTGTGTCTTACCTTTTTTACCGATATTATATTTCTGTTCTAAAATCCAATCTCCCTTATCCTTATATGAAAGAACCTTAATCTGATTTAATGGTGCTATATCCTCAACAGAACTTTCCTTTACGATAGATATGAGGCCCCAGTCAGAAAGCAACCGAGCAATACGATTCCGACGCTGAACGTCGTTAACAGTAAGGTTAGCGTGTTTCCCATCAAGTGCAAATAATTCTTTAAAATGAACAATATAATACTTACCTTGCTTATGTAGAATGTGGCAAGATTGGTAGAGTTTCTTTTCCTTTCTTGATGCTACACCAATTCTTGTAAGAGTTTCTCTAACCTTTAAGAAATCATCAGGTTCATTTAGAACCACCTCAAGCATCTTATCTTGAGCCCACTCTACAGTAGGTTCCGTAGTTGTTGTCATTTCAATCCTCCAGTGTCAAGTCGTTGTTTAATAAATTTAATCTGTTCAGGGGTTAATATCTTTAAAGCATTTGCTGCTTTTTCGTTGCTATAACCATAGTATTGTTTAATGATTTCAAGATCTGTGACTTTATCCTTTCGGAGCCAGGGACTGAATCTCTTCTTTTTCCTAAGTGTATTTAGATAAAAAGAATATTGCATATCTTTATCTAAAGAAGAATACTTATTCATTTCATTCACAAACATAATACAATCAAGATGACCTGACAAACAACGATTGATAATATATGGAGGATAATCCTTTATAAGATCAGCATCTTCCTCTATTAAATTTTTCTTTGTAAAGTTGATAGAGTTCAACCAATCTTTAAGTTCAGTCATTTTGGTAGTTTCCTATTGAAGTTCCAGTAATCAAATTTCTGCCAAGTATAATAAATTCCAATCAAAGTTCTTTTAACAAACTCTTCAAGAAGGATGAGTGAAATAAAAAAATAATCTTCTAAAGTTTTCATGATACATTAGGATCATAGCATTTTGTTTGACAAATTTTTTCTGACCAAGGATTAATAACTAAAGAAGTTCTCTCACCAGAAAACTCTTTAACATTATGCCATAAACCTGGTCCAAAAACAACTAATCTATTTCTCAAAGGAATGATAATTTCATCCTCTAATTGTAACACACCTCCTGTCATATCACCAGCAATGTGTGGATAATAAACTAATGTGCAAATAGGAAATTTAAGAATGCCTTCTGTTAAATAAAGTCGTTCATCTTTATCCCTA